GCCTTCCGTTCGCCCTGATTGTAGGTCAAATGACCACCGAATCTAAGACGTAATCGATGGCATCTTCCCATGAAGAACCCCAATCTGGCTCTTCCGTGTCATCATCGTCTGGCGCGGGCATGTCTTAGATACTACGACTGCAACCGATTGGGGGCTTAAATTTTTAACAGAATGCCTGTGCATCACTTTTACCACATCTTTGCCGATGGAGCATGGCAAGAGCCAGTCGATGAGCATTTTGCCGCTGCCGGTGGTCATGGGCTTTTGCACATTCTTGACAGTCTGCAAATCGGCATCGTGGGGCAGCCCGAGAGAAGGCTAGAAGTCAAAAGTCGCCTCGATGAATTGGGGTTGGATTATCAAATCATCGATGAGAAGGATGAGGGTTTCGAGCAGGTCACGATGAACAAATTGGCTGACTTTTCGAAGACCAATGATGGTTATGTTCTATTCGCCCACACAAAAGGGGCCTTTAATAATGATGGTTTTCGCAGGCAATGGCGGCATCGAATGACCGAATACAACGTGGTCAAATGGTGGGATTGCATTGAAGCACTTGCCACCTACAACGCTGCTGGCATCCATTGGGTTAAATCCGAATTGCCAGAGCATGTGAATCACAATCATTTTTTCGCTGGAACATATTGGTGGAGTCATCTTTGGTATTTAAGGCTTTTACCTTATCCCGAGCAGTCTCATCGATGGGCATCCGAAGGTTGGATTGGTCTAAATGAGAATAATCCTGAGATTGGTATTCGCGTAAAAGATTTTTACCCCGGGCCAGTTTAGTTCAAATCTCGATGATGGAACCATTCAATGAATTCGTTGTCATATTCATGGGCTTCAAATTCGCCAAAATTAGGCTGATGCTTCCAAACTAAATATGGAAACGAAATTTGGTCATGGATTGACCATTTGATGTTTTCTTCGAGCCAAATCTTGCCAAATCGTTTGGCATTGTCATTATTTTTCCAAAGAATCGTGCCACAGGCCCATAAGCCGAAATTAGACGGCATCCCATCGGCACGATAAGCATCAGTTTGCTGCCTTATGGGGTAAGCCCTGTATTTTGGCCAATCTTGTGCAAGAGTGGCTTCGTCATAAAGACAATTGCGCATTCGTCTGTCTGGATGTGACCACACTACAAAATCAAAGTCTTTGATTGAATATTCACAAAAATCTTTGAATTTGTCACTTTTTATTTCAAAAGAACCATCAAGCCACACACACACATCTGCATCGACAAAATCAAAGGGCTGAAATTTAGGGTATTTGGCAGCCAATCGTGGATGAATACTGTGGGCGGGTTTTAGGACTATTTCCCAATTCTCACCAGATAATTCAGGGTCATCGGTCACACAAATCGCTTTTTTGAAGCCATGATTCGGCATCAAAGGCTTTAATTTGTCATAGCCCCCATAAATGGCAGTGACAAGAGCTAAATCCACGCCTGATTCCGCAACCGTGACAATTGCAATGGCACTGGCTCTGGATCACCAGACTCAATGACCTTCTTTGCATAGGCCACATTGAAGTCGAAGGTTCTGGCATTCTGTTCTGCATAAATCGGGTCTTTGATGCTCGATGAATTGTCATGTCTGACTCGAATGGCCGTCTTTTCCATCTCAATGCCTTTTGCTCTGGCCCTAAACGTTGCCACATCGTCGTCGCAATAAACAGGATGACAATTCTCATCGAAGAAGCCGATTTTTTCGATGACTTGCCAACCGATTATGAAACAAGCCCACTCTGGCCAACAATCAGCGAAAACTATCTTCTTATCATTTGCGTGCCGAGCAAGTTTGTCTAGTGCCATTTCGGGAAACTCCACATCGAAGTTCACGATGAGCCAGTTTCGACTCAATGGCGTGACCTTGATTCCGAGATTCCACGATGCTGCGACACCGATGTTATGGGGCAGGTCGATTAGATGAACATTGCCTGACATGTCAGGCAAGTCAATGATGCCGTCGCCATTGTTGATGATGACGATGTTCTCGATTGGATAATCGATGCTTTTGAGCATTCGATACAAAAGGGGATAATTTGTCAAGACGGGCACGATAAGTGTCTCAATCAAAGTAATCGCTCCAATACTGGTTTCCAATAATTCTCGAACACCACATCGGCATCGTATTGAGCCGCAAAATCCATAGCCTTCTGGCTTCTTTCACGTGGCCGCTCATAGGCTTCGTGAAGAGCTGTGACGATTGAGGCGACATTGGGTGTGTTCAGCCACGCGGCCATCGCCGCATTCCAGAACGGCTGTCCATCGATCAGCCAACCATCGCCAATCAATTCCGTCTGAGCTGAGAAGTCGCTGGCAATGACAGGCACGCCGCACATCTGCGCCTCGATTGCGGGGATGCCGAAACCCTCACCCATAGACGGCATGAGCAAGACATTGGCACGCGAATAGATGGTCGCGAGTGCAGTCTGTGGCAAGCCCTGTCGATAGGCATATTGATTGATGAATTGAATCTGATGTGGCTTGATGCCACAGGCTTCGGCCAGCACCCTTAGATTGATGCCGCTCATGGCACCTTTGTCTTCGGTGTAGCAGAAGAGCACCGCATCATCTTTTTCTTTGGCGAATTTTGAGAAAGCCAGAAACGCCTCAGGGAACGCTTTTCGCACTGGTGTTTGCCCCTTATTGGCAGCCACCATCAAGACCATGAATTTTCCATCATCGATTTGTGTTAGGTCTTTTGCCGTCATGCTGCTACCGGCATGTTCATATGAATCGGTGACTTTGAATTGACTCGATTCGATGCCGTGAGGTGCATAGAGAACGTCACGAAAGCCGGCGTGTTCGAGCATCTTCACGCCGTATTTGCTCATGGCGATTGGGTGAACATTCGGTCTGACCAACCATTGTTTTATGTCTGCCGGCAATGGCATGTGGTCTATCGGAACCCATGAGGCGATGGTTTTTAGTTTGTCATAAGAGTCGCCTTTGTAAATCCAGCAGTCGAACAATGTGATTAGAAGATTGGGTGCAGTCGGATCTGGTGCGAACCAATTGACGGCATTGGCTGGAATCACATCATTTGACCAAATATCCATGCCGCGTGGGTAGAGCGTGAAGCCTTCCCACTCGCTCATCGCCGCTTCTAAACCATAGTTGCAGGCGACTGCTACTTGATGACCTTCTTTCGCGAGCCTTTTGATGACTTGTGCTGTTTGCTGTCCATATCCTGTTCCGGCGAACGGAGCGTTTGAAGTCCAGAGAATTCTCGCGGGTCGCGAATAGTCCGTGTGTATGGTTCCGCGATTCTGTTGCGGATTAGTTCGACCGCTATTGACGGTTCGATGTTGATTGGCGTGTTTTTTATTACGACGAGCATTTTTTGACACCTATTGACCCTTTCGCAGTTAGGGAAAGTGCGGGGCGCACCCCTGCGCCGATGCGCCCCGCACTTAGTTCTTTGTTACAGACTAACTGGCTTTCGCCCTGAACACCTGAACGTGGCTCGTCTGCGGCAAGTCACCGTCAATGCGGATCGTTGCTTTAAACGTGATCAGGTCATTGGCAAAGGCATACTCGTCTGATCTATCCAAACGAATGCCACCAACCTGACGAACAAAGTAACTCGGCAGGTGACCTGCGATGAGCGTTCTGTTGCCAGTGCCGGCGGATGCCATGTGTGGGTTCTCAACGAGCGGGTAGCCCAAGAGAACGTCAGGGGTGCCGAGTTGCAGCGAGGGTTGGAACACGAATGCGCCCGACCCATCCTTCAACGTGCGAAGTTTCGCGATGCTTGAACCGTTCGCCATGAAAGCGAAACCGGGCAAGCGGCGAGCTGCGCCGTCGAGTGCATACAGGGTGTTGATTACTTCGTCAGCAGTGAAGACGTAATCAGATGCAGTTCCAGTCACAGCAGTTGCAGCGACGGTGGCAATGCCGTGAGGCTTGCTTGAACCATCACCAGTGGTCAGCACGCTGTTGGCGACATAGCCAATCGCGTTTCCGACCTGCTCTGCGAAGAATGACTGCAAGGGCACACCCGAGTCTTCCATCAATTCACGGCTGACCTGAAAGAGCGTTCCGTATTTGAACGCTTCCAAATCGACCATTGCATTGAAGGTCGGGTCACTCTCTGCGAACACAGCAGCCTCAGCGGTCAATGTGCCGACTGAGTAGGCGTTCAGGTTCGGAATCTGAATCTTCTCGCCACGAGCAGTGTTAAGAACGGTGACCACATTCGGGTCGAGCATCGGGCCAACCTGACGAGCCTTCAAGATGATTTCATCGTAAAGGGTTATGTCACGAGGCGTGCCGGTTGATGTCAAAACAACATCACGACGCTCGATTTCTAGTGAACGAATTTCGCCGCGAGCGAGTCTGCGAATCGAGTCAATCTCATCAGTAACAACGGCGGATTCGACGGTCTTAACCTGACCCTCGATGCCGCGCATTGCCTCTACTGCACGAGCTTCTCGCTCCACATCTGCCTGAATTCGGGCAATAACAGCGGCACGCTCGTCGATTTCGGCGGTCATGCGAGCGTATTGCTCGTTTTCTTCGGCAGTCAGGTCGCGGTTCTCGTCCGAAGCACGGTCAAGCAATTGTTTTGCTTGTTCCCATGCGTTCAAACGCGCTTCCATTTGCTTTTTTAGGTAATCCATTGGGATTCACCCTCTCTTTTTGGGTTTGCGCAGGTTACGGTTTTGGGTTTTCGAAGCGGCTCCGCATCGAAGTGGGTGATGCGGCTCCGCAAACACCTGCAAAGAGAATAAATGCTTTACAGAGTTTTGGCTAACAAGTCCAGATGCTTTTGCTTGATGCCCAAAAGGTTCGCGACCGGCTCTTGACGTAGTTTGCCGACAACTTCGGTGAGCAAGTCAGCTCTTGCGGCATCCAATTCTTTGCCATTTTCGAGCAAAGTGATGGCTTCTGCCAATTCATCGGCATTGGTGTTGGTTCTTTCAGCCAGAACATCAAAACTGCGAACGGTGGCCGAAGTTGCAGGATAGGCAGGCCAGCCAGTCACGACCGATACTTCGTGAAGCCTCACTTGATGCAATTCACGCACCGATCCATCGTCACTCCAACTCTCGCCCTTAGGTGGCACGCTGAAACCGAAGCTCATCGAATCCACATCACCGCGTTGCAATAAAACGCTCAAATCGCGGCCAGCTGTGGTTTCTGGTAAATCAGCATCGACCAGCAAACCTCTTTCATCTTCAACCAGTCGTAGGGTCTTTGCCCGAGTCGATGCAAGAACGATGTCTGAATTGTGGTTCAAGAACATGCGAATGGCGTTTCTCGAACGAAGGCTTTTTGCGAATGCGCCGGGCTTGATGTATTCGCGGAAACCCATGTCTTCGGATGGTGAATTGAAGACGGCCGCGTAACCACGAAATGTCATTGGCATATCGCTTTGTGAATCCTCAGTTTGGCGCATCTCAATGTCTGAGAATTGGACTTCACGCACTTCAACCGCTTGCTTCATAATTACCCCCGAAGAATCTTCGTTTCTCATGTTAGCGATAAATGCAGGCGAGTTGAAACTTCTCTCTGCCTGAATCTGGTCTGATTTGCGTTCGAACCATGCTCTTGCTGGTGCTGGATTGAGGGGATTGATGCCCCAAAGATAATGAGCAACCGCACCGGCTCCGGGAAAATCCTCATTGTCTGCATTCGAATTCTGAGGCGCATCCAAATCTGGTGCATGACGAGCGCCCCATGCAGCGGCACGAATCACTTTATCTTCACTTACTTCGCCGCGTGCCATTGCTCTGGCTTCGCGAACGGTTGCCGCTACCAGTCCATCGCCTGCAAGCCCTTCGGCGTAATACTCCAAACCCTTTGCCGCTGCATCTCGAATGTATTGAGGCAAATCCAAATCAACCTGACGATCTTCTAAATCATCATCGTCATCGTCTGGTCGCCATGCATTGCAGTAATAATCGCCGCGAACGTAGTCGCTCCATCGTTCACACCACGCCATGTCATCTTGCACTATGTCTTCGTTGTAGAAAAAGCAATTGCCACAAGCTCGACCTTCTGGCACGTCTTCTGAAAGTGCTGGTCGATAGTTATCAGGCAGTGCTCTGTCATCGGCTTCTGGTAACGGGTTTATTTTGGTAAGTGTCGAAAATCGATGACCGACCAAAGTATCAGTGGCACGCCAACCGCCTTCGACTGGTCGCCAAATACGAATCAAAGCTGCGGGGTCATCTTCTGAACCTTCGATGGTGAAGTCAGAATCAGGCACGTTAATCACACCATCACGAACGATGCGACGAACATCGCCGCGTGCTCTGCCACCTGATGAATTCCATGAAACGAAGTCGCCGATTTCTAGTTCGTCTGGCTCTGCTCGCTTGTATTTCGTCTTTTTGACTGACTGACGTTCGCCACCGGGTTCAATGCCTTCTGCAATGCTGACAGCAACCATCTGATCGATGGCATTTTGCTTCGAATCATGGCAGCCGATTACTTCGCCGTCATCTTTGATGGTCGCCCATCCTGCACAATCTGGCGATTCGTCGGTGATGAAATATGGCATCAGAGAATCTGCCTTATGACACCGCAGTTTAAGTTGTCGTAATTCGTCGTGGCCCAAATCTCAGCTCCGGGCATTAAATCAATGTGTTCCGTCTCGCTGTGGTCAATGTGTGTGCCATTTGCCTCACTCACATTCGACCCACCCAAAAAGATGTAACGGCCAGAGCTTTTCTCTTGATTGTGGATGATTATTTTCTGCCAATTGCTTCGTGCATCCACGATGCGAGTCGCAACGCCAGTGCCCAATGTGAATTGCTGCGATGAGAAAGTCACGATTGCACCTCATAAACCGATTGTGGGTCGAGTGGGTCGATTTGAGCGATGTTCTGCAACTGAACCGACGGCAGACCAGTGTGCTCGATTGGCGGCAGACCGACGGTGCTAAGAACATCGGCAGGGTTGTAACCAGACAAGACCAATCGCTGTGCGATTTCGGCACGCTTCGATAGTTCGACCAAATTAGCTGCTGGCAAGTCCACGTTAGCCAATGGCACACGGTAAACATCGCCACCATCAGCGGGTCGTAGGTCTTCGAGGCGCCTAACATCGTTGATGCTCAAAAACCCTGACTGCAAACCAGTCGAAAATGCTGAATAACGAGTCTGAATGTCGCCGCGAAGCAAACCATCCACGTTGAATTTCAAGAAAGCACCAGCGGGCAAAAGTCGCGAATAGGCGGATTCAATCTTTTCGATGTAGGGCCGCAATGTGTAGGTCACGAATTGAATGGCGTTTTGTTCAACCGATGCATAAGACATTGCACCCGGTTTTGCCACCTGAATCATGTGCAACGGCACACGGAATACGCGAGCTATTTCTTCGACTGAGAATTCACGGCTTTCAAGCATCTGTGCTTCATTGGGATCAACGCCTGTCTTCTGGAATTTCGCCCCGCCCGATAGAACACCGGGTCGGTGCGACCTTCTTATGCCGCGATGGGCTTGCTCATAGGCATCGACCAAAGATTTGGCTTGTTCTTCTGTCAGATTGCCGGGGAATTCAATCAGGCCAGATGTCGTCGAACCTTGACCGAAGAAACGTGACGAGAATTCTTGCAACGCGGCAGATAGACCTAATGATTCTTTAACTTGCTCGATGCGAGAGATGCCGCGAAGATTGCCGGGCAGTCTTAACTCGGTGATGTGAATCATCTCGTCGCGGGGCACGATGCTCATGCCGCCGTCGATGACGTATTGGATGTTTCGTTGTAGGTTGTCGCGATTGATTGTGACTCGCTGTGGATCGAGAACCGAAAGACCGATGACACCATCAGTATCGCGAATGATGCGAATGAATGCGTTTCCATCTAGCAACAGCGAGACCATCACCTGTTGAAAGTGGTCTATTCGACTGCTGGTCGCCTCAACATCTGGAACGTCCACCCAAAGCGGCTTCGGTCGAAGCGGGATTCGGTTTCCATCGATTCGACGGAATGCATCGATGGGCAAAGTCGAGATTGTGTCCGATATGAGGCGCACTGAGGCATAGACGGCGGTGATTGCCAACGAGTTGCGCTGGTTGATGACCGTTCCAGCTTTGGTCGTAGTTTCAAGAAACTGGTCAGAACCCCAAATCGTCTGAAAAGAGATTGCGCGCTTCTCAGAATCCCCAAAGTTAAGCAACCTGCCGAACATCAGTCACCTTTCTCAGCTGCAAGACCGAATGCGACGATTGCTGCGCCCAAAAAACCGATGGCAACAGGCACATTCAACAATGCCACACCACCACAGAACACTAGAACGCCACAAACCTGAATCGCAGTCGCAAATTTCTTCAAAGAATGCCCCCTTAGACGGCAAAGAACGCAGGCACAGGAGTCTCACCCGCTTGATTGGTGATTGTAGCCCTATCGAACGCGATTATTGCCGCGACTGCCGCATCAATCTTTCGACTGCTGGCTTTGTGTTCTTTCACGATTCGTGGGCCTAATCGGTCGGATTTCACGACACAGTTATTCATGTGCCGCACCAATATCGGTGAATTGTCATGGGTCAAGTTTGCCGCTGTCACTGCATCGCGAAATTTGGCACACGCTGGAACCATGCGGCTCGGGCTACTCGATGGATATTCGACCACTGGCAAGCCTTCATCAGCCAAAACCTGCATTGAACGCTGCCAGCGGAATGGGTCGCAGACAATCTCTCGCACTTTGAATCTTTTGCAAGTCTCGATGATGGTCTGTTCGACTTCGGCAATATCGACTCGCCAATCGTCGCGGTCGGTCAGTTGCTTTTCCCACGCTTTGACCATGAATAAATGCGGCCGTTCGCCAGTAGTGCAGCCGACGATGACTGATGCATCGCCCGAGAAAGAACCATCGAAACCCAACACAATCTCGCTGCCTTCTTCTGGTTGAACCTCAACATCGGCACAGGCTTCGAACGTGCCGGTCGGTAGCCAAATCTGTCGGCTCGAAACCCATTGATTGATTCTTTTGGTTCGAAACTCTGCCTCTGGTGTTCGCTTGATTGCCGACTCAAAATCCTCAGGGTCATTCAAGTCACCGAATCCGGGGTTGGCCATTCGCCATGTGTCCGCCTCACGGAAGTCGGCATCGAGTGGTGCTTGCCACCATGCACAAAAGAAGCTCGGGTCATCAATCTCACCCATCGCGACCTTCTGGCCATATTGGAACAATCGAAAGCATGTCGATTCCATACCTGTGGAGTCATATCGAACACCGGCAGTAGTGATGCCCAACATCAACGGATCACGGCGAGCACCTGAACCTAATTGCAAGACATTGAAAAGCTCGTCATTCGGCGCAGCGTGCAGCTCGTCATAGACGACTAGCGTTGGCGAAAGACCTTCTTTGGTGAATGACTCCGATGACAAAACCCGATAGACCGATTTGGTTTGCTTTACTTCTATGGCATCGCGGTAAAGCTTGCATTGTTCGCTTAGGTCAGGACTCATCTCAATCATCTGTTTTGCGGCTTGAAAGCAAAGTCTTGCTTGCTCTTTGTCCGCTGCGGCTGAAAGAACGTCACCGCCGTCTGGCCCACAGAAAAGCGAATACAAAGCAAGCCCTGAGCCGATGGTCGTCTTGCCGTTCTTTCGCGCCATTCCGATTAAGGCAGTGCGGTGTCTTTGCCTGCCGTCTTCGCGGCGTGCCAAAAGGTTGCGAAGCAACTCGCGCTGCCAGTCTCGAAGTCTTAGATGCTCACCGACTCGACCGGCAACGGTGTCTTTGGTCTGACTTAGACACTCGATGAAGTCAGCCGCGATGTCACCATCGCCACGCGCCACATCTTCTTGTGGCACTGGTGTGAGAATGGCTGGCGGCCATGCTCGATTATTGGCTGGCTCGTCTGGCACGTTCTTGAATCTCTTGCAGGCGACTTCGGGTTTTGACTTCTTGAATCCCGAGTCTGGCGCGACTGGTCGGGTCGAACCCGAGCAGCGACATGACGGTGATGATTTGTTTGTTCAATTCACGAAGAGCGCGGCGAGCCACCATGTCGTATTCGGCCTGCTCAGTCAGATCGTCGAATTCTTTGAGCATGGCACGCAGAAGC